ATAGTTCAAGAAGTACCACCCGTCGAACTTTGGCACGGGCTTGTGCCAGACGGCACGGTCGTTGCGCTCGTTGGGGCGAAAGATGGGCTTGCCTGACTTGCTGAGGTAGGCGGTCGTCAGGATCTTGTGAAGGTAGGCGTACTCCATGAGGGGCTCCGGGGTGGGCACGGGGGTGCCCTGGTTTGTTAGACACATCGGGACTCTATCACGTTGCGGGCGGTCTGTCTAGCAAGCGAACCTCGAAGTTTTTGTAGGTCTTACGGCTCCACCTTTAACGTCAGTGTTACCCATAAACGGCCTGAGCCAGAAGACGTTTTGGGCTTGCTTATCGGGGGTCGGTTCTGGCAATGTTCCGACGATGGAACGGAGACTAAGTCGTTGATTTTGGCGGGCTGAGTTTGCACGGTTCGGACGAGTTTTCGACTTTCATAATGAAAAATGGATAATAGAAAAAGGAGTTTGTTCGATAAACAAGAAATTGGTCCAAAACGCTAAAAAACTAGAAGTCTAAGAACATAGGGTTACTACTAACTTTTGCTTCTTATATAAAATGAAAGTAGGACGGAACTTCGGAACAAACGCCCCTGCCCTTTGCAAATCAACGACTTACGGCGTAGCCAAAAAACTAAATAATCGGAACACGCCGGAACACGGCCTCGCCCACTGCCCCTGCTAGGGAACGGGTGTCGCCGGAGGCTGTGCGGGCAAAGTTAGTAAGCATACTAACTTCTGTTGTCGTGGGGTTTGCGCTGCGCAATCCGTCCGCGCAGTGCGTGCATGGGCTCGCGTGCCGCCTGTGTCCTCGCGTGCCGTCGTTGGGCGTCGTGCTTGCTCGCGTACTCGCGTGCTTTTGACATCCGGTCCTTGCGGGCACAAAAAAGCCCGCAGGGCGCGAACCCTGCGGGCAATGAAGAACCCCGGCCTAGGCCGGGGTAAGTATCATCAGGAATTCCTGATGCGCCTCAGGCAGGCGATCATTTCCAGTCCAGCTTCCTTGAACCGATCAACGTCGGC